CACAGGAGGTAAAAGATCATGCGTCGACTGCTGGTCGCCGGCATTGCCGCCCTGGCGGTAGTGCTAGGTCTCGTTGTATCTACGGGGGCGGCTTCGGCCGCTCCGAGCGCCTGGACTCCCTGCGTTCCGAGCACGACCCCGCTGGTCACCTGTCCCACCCACGTCCCGCATCCCGGCGACGGAGACCACCACTGGCCGGGCGGTGGCGTGAGCGGTAACTTCCCCGGACACGGTGTCGGCGGAGGCTACGGCGGTCACTACCCCGGCGCCTGGGGCGGCCCGCGCATTGACGGCCACTATCTGTGGCTCGATCAGAACCTGGGTCTCGACGTGTGCTCGGACTCCAACTACGGCGGCTGGTACAGCAGGAACTCCTCGCACCGCGACGGCATCCTGCGCCTCCTGGGTGGCAACCCGAACCTGCGCTGGGCGCAGCTGCACCAGTCCTGTGGCAACAGCGGTGTCTCGGTGAGCAACGACGGCCAGTGCGTCACGTTCCGCACCGATGCCCTGCGCTACGGCAACGACCTCAACGCCAACCGGCGCGACTGGTCAGGGCTGCGACTGCGACTCCTTCAGTCGCACCACGGGTGGAACGGGTCTGACCTGTCGCTGCTGTCACTCGGTGAGCGCAACGACTGGAACCGGTTCAGCTCTCTCGACCGCCAGCGGTTCGACAACTACAACCGGGTGAACAGCGAGCTGCGCACCGTGTGCAACGACCCCAACCCGCAGGTTGTCATCGTGCAAGCCCCGGCTGCGGTGACCTACTCCGACCCGACCCCGGTCGCCGCAGCGCCCAGCGACGCTGACGGTGCTTCCAAGCCCCTGGCCAGCAGCCCCGTTCCCTTGGGCGCGGTACAGACCGGTGGGGACAGCGCCGCGTACGTGTTGGCTCACGCGCGGGCTGTCTGACAGTGTTCGATGCCGCCGATCGAGATCGTGTGCGACGGCGGTTCGCTGCACGTCGGGACGTGCGCGGATGGCAAATTGCTGCTGACCGCGCACGTCACCGGCGCAGACTCCCTCTCTCTACAGTTATCGCCGGGGGTCGTGCAGGAACTGCTCGCCGCCCTCATCGCCAAACGCCGAGAATCTACGGGCTATCCCTGGTCCTAGCCGCCGCTCTCGCTGGATGTTCGCACCCGTCAGCGCAGCTATCCCCGCCGAACGAAATCTCCCCGCCGGCGCCTGGAACGTCCGTCCCGGCCGCGCCGGACGTTGGCGTGTCGTCGGTGGCGATCCCGTCCATCGGTCTGAACGACAACTTGACCATGCAGGTCGATCTGAACGACGATCACACGTTGGGCGTGCCACCGCTCACGGCGCCCCGCATGATCGGCTGGTTCCGGCAGAGCCCGGTGCCCGGCGACCCCGCAACAGGCAAGTACCCCAAAGTGGTCGAGCGCGGGGTGATCTTGGGCCACATTAATGCCAACCATGTGCAGGGCGCTTTTGCCGATCTGGCGAAGGTGAAGGTTGGCGCGGAGATCGACGTGTCTAGGACAGATGGACAGACTGCGTCGTTCAAGGTCTCGAAGGTGCTGATCGTTGCCAAATCCGCGTTCCCGACCGAGCAGGTTTACGGGCACGCGAACGGTCCCGAGCTCGTGGCCATAACTTGTGGCCCCGGCGACTTGGACACATCTCAGCACAACTACCTGCAGCAGACGATCGTGTGGGCGAAGCTGGTCAGCTTGAAGCCGACCGGCCCATAGCTGTGACGCCGGGGGGGCGGGCTTCATCGGCAGTCATCAACTTCCTGTCCCGCGATCTCGGTAGGGCCATCTACCTGCAGCAGAAACACCTCAAGGCGGATGACGGGTCTTGCCTGGGCTGCAACACGCAGATGGCCCCCACGATCTGGCCATGCGTGATCCTCGTCCTCGCGGACGAGTGCATGGCCAGGCAAATCCCCATGCAAAGGAAAGGGGAGCGGTGACCCCACCACCACGGCCTACGCCTACCTATGTGACCGTCGAGGAACTCGATCGGCGGATCAGCGAGCTCAAGCAAGTCATGCAAATCATCGACGGTCACATCCTGAACGTCGAAGACATCGTCACTACCTTAGGGGTTCGAATGGCAGCCAATTTCGACCAGCTCGACGCCGACCTCAACACCCTCGCCGCCGGCTACCAGTCGCTGCAGGCCGCGAACGCGATCCTGCAGGCAGCGGTGGACGCCGCCGACGCCGACAAGGCCGCTGCTGTGGCGGCCGCGATTGCCGCCGATGACGCGGTGGACCAGGCGGCCGTTGACGCCGCTGACGCCATTGCCACAGCGGTGCTGAACCCGGCCCCGCCGGCTGAGTAGTTCTACCTCTCCACCCCTCTAGACCCCAAAGCAAAGACCCGCGTGCCTCCTGTCGCGCGGGTCTTTGCTTTGGCCCACTAACAGGAGACTCGAATGGCTAAGAAGGTCAGTAAGAAGCTCGGCCGGCTCCCCAGCGCTCCCCGCGACCTGGTCCGGAGCATCCCGCTGAAGATCGTCCTGAAGGCCGGTTACACCGGGACGGTGCCGGACGTGGTGGCCTATGTGCCGGACGCGGTGAACCTGCCCATGGACTCGAACGACAGCTTGGGCGACTGCACGGCGGCCGGCGCGGCCCACGTTGAGACAGCTCTGTCTCAGTTCGGCCAGGGCACTCCGGTCGTGGTGTCGGACGCCGACGTGATCAAGTTCTACAGCGGCAGCACCGGCTACGTGCCGGGCAAGCCGAACACCGACCAGGGCGGCGACATGGCCACCGTCCTGAAGTACTGGAACCAGACCGGCATCGCCGGCCACAAGATCGCCGCCTACTTCGCGGTCGACCCCAAAGACTTCGACGAGATGCGCGCCGCGCTCTATCTCTTCGGCAACCTCTACATCGGATTCACCTGCACCCAGGGCTTCGAGACCGCGTTCGACAAGGGCACCGTGTTCGACGTCGTCCGCCGTGACCGCCCCCTCGGTGGGCACTGCGTCGCCGTCCACCAGATCACCAAGGGCGGCACCATCAAGGGTTCCACTTGGGGCGGCTACTTCGAGATGACCGAGGCTGCGTGGACCGCGTGGGTAGACGAGCCGTACGCTGTCGCGTCGCAGGAGTGGATCAAGAACAACCTCACCCCTGAAGGCCTGGACGTCAACGCGGCCAACGCCGCGTACCTGCAGGTCACCGGCAAGCCGGGGCCGTTCGTCTCCACCGGCCCGGTCACCCCGCCGCCGGTTGACCCGCCCGTCAACCCACCGGCTCCGTCCACCGACGCGGACGCGCTGGTCACCAGCATTGCCGCGCAGATCGCGGCGTACGAAGCGGCGAAGTCCCCGCACCACCACGGCCACTAGCCATGGCCTGGCGGTACTCCGACGAGCTCAAGGCGCGGACCGGGAACGGATGGTCTGACGAACCGGAGACGGAGACGTCAAAGATGGCGGTCATCCCGACCAGTCAGAACGGCTACGTCTGCAACGACCGCTCACTGATCGAGACGCTGACGGCACCGGGGACCGACATTGGGTTCCCGGTGCGCAAGGGTCCGTGTGGCGAGCTGCTGATGTGGGCGGCCGGTCGCTGGCACCACGAGGTTGAGCCTCTGGTCCCGGGGACGTGTTGGGGGTTCGCCGAGCGCGACATTCGTGGCTCGACGGAGATCTCCAACCACGCGAGTGGCACGGCGATCGACCTGAACGCCCCACAGCACCCGCTCGGCACCAACCCGGCGGCGAACTTCACGCCGGCGCAGATCGCGGCGGTCCGTCGGATCATCGCGGACTCGGACGGTGCGCTGCGGTGGGGCGGCGACTACGTCGGCCGCAAGGACGGCATGCACGTCGAGATCAACGCCCCCGAAGGTCATGTGGCCGGGGTGCTTGCGCAGGTGACCGGAGGCGATGACGTGGCCCCACAGACCGCCCAGCAGATCGACGAAATTCACCAGCAGCTACTTGGCGTGCTGCCGGCGTGGCCCGGTGGGATCACCGACGACAAGAACACCCCGTACAACGCGCTTCAACATTTGCTTAGGGTCTCCGTCAGTACGAATCAGGCGACGCTGATGTTGGCGCAGCTGCTGAAGCGGGCGCAGGCGAAACCGCCGGGGATGCTGCGGTCGGACGTGAACGAGATCGCCGCCACGATTGCGCAGCACCCGGCCATCGCCGCACTGGCGGCCGACGACATGGGAACCATCTCCTTCTGGAAGGCCACCGCTGAACGACTGGTCTGCGCGTTCGCGGTGTCGATGCTGTCGCTGCTCGGCGCCGGCGTCATCGACATCGTGCACGTTCCGTGGACCACCGACCTCAGCATCTCCGGCGGGGCCGCTGTGGCGTCGCTGCTGGCGTCGTTGGTCGCCTCGCAGGTCGGCGACAAGGGGAGCCCGTCGTTTTTGAAGGGGAACTCATGAGCGTCCGTGAGTATCCAGTGACGGTGGTCCGAGTGATAGACGGCGATACCGTCCTAGTTGATCTTGACCTAGGTTTCTGGATGACCGCCCGACTGTCCTGCCGGCTCGCCGCGTGCAACGCGATCGAGTCCAACCAGCCCGGCGGTTCCGAAGCGCACACGCACCTTGCCGCGCTGCTCCCCGTAGGCACTGTGACGACTACGCGCAGCATCGGCGTCGATAAGTACTCGGGACGTTTTGACGGTTACCTGGCGCTTCCCGACGGGCGTGACGCTACCGCCGTGATGATCGCCGACGGCTACGCGGCACCGTGGAACGGGAAGGGCAAGCGCCCCACCCCGCCATGGCCCATTCCAGTTCCCGTTTCGAAGGAAGGAAAGTAGCCATGTCCATCTCCTTGCTGCTCGCCGTGATCGCCCTGCTGCTGGCCGTGTTCAGCTTTGTGCCGGTGGCGCACAACTACCCGCTGCTCGCGGTGAGTGTGATTCTGCTGGCCATCGCCGTGATCGTCTAATGGCGGCGGTAAAAGTCGATCTGACCATCGAGCAGGGCTCGGACTGGCCGGGTTTGGCGTTCCCCATCTTCGACTCCGAAGGCGCCCCCTACGACCTGTCCGGGTGTTCGGCTCGGGGTCAGATCCGGCGGGTTCAGAACTCGGACCCGGCGCTGTTCACCTGGTCCACCACTCCGGCCACCGGCGAAGGGCTCATCACCCTCGCCGGCAACACGTTGACCATCCGCGTGCTCGGTGTTGAGTCCTCGGGCTGGGACTGGAACACCGGGCGCTACGACATTTACCTGACCAATCCGGCCGCGCCCGTGGGACAGCGAACATTCCGTATCGCTGACGGCGCGGTGTACCTCGACCTGGAAGTGACGAGATGAGCAACCCTGTTTTCGCCTGCCTGGCATGCGGCCAATCCGATGATCATCCAAAGCACGTCATCGACCTGGACGGCACCAACCTGGCCCGTATGCACATGGATTGCTGCGCCACGGTTCGCGGCTGTGAGATCTGCGCCCCCGTTGTCAAGGCGGCGAAGGGCAAGACCGGGGAAGCGCTCCGGGACCACATCATGAACGGGAAGGGCTGATCCGCTATGGGAAGCATCGTCACCGCCGAGGCTAACGCTGTTCTCGACTCAAGCGTTGGAGGGACCGCCTATACACTGGCCACCACGCCGATCAAGATGCGACTGATCGTGACCGGCGGCACGGCCTCCTCGGCGACCGTTGCTGGCACCGAGGCTTCTGGTGGTTCGTACTCTTCGCAGACCATCACGTTTGCCGCCGCGTCAGCAGGATCCAAGGCGAGCAACGCGGTCGTCACCTACGCCGGCATGCCGATCTGCACCGTGCACTCCATCGAGCTGTGGGACAGCGCCAGCACCCCGATCCGCCGCTGGTGGGGCAACCTCAACGCAGACAAGACGCTGGGATCAGGTGACACGTTGAGCTTCGCCAGCGGCGCGGTGACGATCGCCCTTTCCTGAGTAGCAATTAGATACTCAGCTGTATGTCCCGGTCGCTGTTGGTTGATGTGGAAGGTGGCCGGGGCTAAATGGCGATCACCATCCGGGAGCAGCAGAGTTCGGGAGCATCAGGTGGCGCCACCATCTCTTTCACTCTCGGATCGGGCACGGTCACCACTGACAAGCTGGTGCTGGTCCACGCGAACGACTTCTACCTCGCGTCGAATCTGACCACCCCGACCGGGACCGCATCCAGCACGTGGACACTGCAAGGCACCGTGGACGGCGGGTCTGACTTTCCGCACATGAAGGTGTGGACATCTGACGTCACCACCGCCGGTGCGCAAACCGTGGTAGCCAACTACGGTTCGCCGAACGACGAAGAGCATTACGCGACGGTATTCGTTCTCCCTGGTGCCGCGTCCGGGATTGACGGGTTGGCGTCGACATCGAACGGTACGGCGTCGACGTCGCATGTTGCACCCACGGTCACTCCGACCAGCGGGCAGGCCGACGACCTGCTGATCTGCGTGTTCTGCGGTCCGCTCGATGCTAGTGGTTCTTTCAACTACACGATGCCCGGCGGGATGACCGCCTACACCGAGCAGGACGTGGGCGGGTTCATCACCTACCGGGCCGCGTCACAGCAGTTGGCCAGCTCGAGCGCAACGGGTACCCGCACGGCCACGGCTTCCGCGTCGACCACGTTCCAGACGTTGAGCGTTTTGGTGAAGTCGGCGGGAGGCGGATCCCAGTCCGGCACGGCGGCCTTGGCGGCAACCACGTCCGTCACGGCCACCGGTGTGCGAGTGGTGCCGGCCACGGCCATACTGGCGGCCGTCACGACGGTTACGCCGTCGGCCACGGGCACCTACTTCCAGGCCGCCCCCCTTGCTGCAACTACCTCTGTTACGGCCACCGGTGTGCGAGTGGTGCCGGCTGCTGCCACGCTGAGCAGTGCTACGACGGTCACCGCCACGGGGCTGCAGATCGCACCTGCCTCGGCGGCGTTGACGGCGTTGACGTCGGCGAGCGCTAACGCCACCGGCACGTACCTCCTGACTGCCGCTTTGGCCGCCACTACGTCGGTGGCCGCGTCCGGCGTGGGCACCGCCTCGGGTGCCGCAACGATGGCGGCAACCACATCGGTGACTGCCGCCGCGACGCAGATGTTCGACGCCTCGGCCTCTCTGGCGGCGTCGAGCTCGGTCACCGCGACGGGCGGCCGCGTTCAGCCCGCCCTGGCGACGTTGGCCGCCACGTCCTCGGTGGCCGCGACCGCGTTCGTCTCCACGACCAGCTCGGCGACTCTCGCCGCCAGCACCGCTGTGTCCGCCGCCGGTGTGCAGATCGCACCAGCTACCGCCACCCTCGCGGCTGCCACGACTGTCACCGCGACCGGGGTACGGGAGCAACCCTCAACTGCTGCCCTTGCGGCAACCACGAGCGTGTTGGCTACCGGGTTCGCCACCATGACCGGCACGGCCGCTCTGACCGCTGTCACGTCGGTTACGGCGGACACCGCCGGATCCACCAGTGCATCGGCATTCCTCGCGGCTAGCACCGCTGTGTCCGCGACCGGTGTGGCCACGATGCCAGCCACCGCCGCGCTAACTAGCACCACCTCGGTGACCGCTGCCGCCCTGGCCACCTTGGGTGCCGCTGCCGCGCTCAGCGCAGCCACGACGGTCGCGGCGGACGCGGTCCGCGCGCAGCCCGCTACCGCAGCGTTGGCCAGCACCTTGAGCGTCGTCGCCGCCGCTGTCATGACGACCACCGGCGCGGCGGCCCTGTCCGCGACCACGTCGGTCACCGCTGACACCGCAGGTGGCAGCTCCGGTATCGCCGCCTTGTCCGCAGCCACGTCGGTGGTCGCGTCCGGTGTGATCATCACCGCAGCGACGGCCACGCTCGGCGCCACCACTACGGTCGGCGCCACCCCGACGGGCACAACAGCGGGCACCGCCACGCTGAGCGCCGCCGCAACGGTGTCGGCGGTCGGAACCCTCCTGGTCGCGGCCGCCGCGTCGTTGTCGGCGGCCACCTCACTCGCCGCGAACCCGGCCAACGTCGGTGGCGCCACCCTGGCTGCAACCACCACTGTGGCGGCCCAGGCGTTCGCCGGTTTGGCCGCCACCGCAACCCTGGGCGCGGTCACCACCGTCGCCGGTAGCGCCCAGTGGACCACCCAGGGCGCTGCGATGCTGCGAGCGGTCACCATCGTGACCGTGCTGGTGCGCACCAACTGGACGGTCAGGCCAGGACAGCCCACCCCCGTGGCCGCTGCGCACGCGGGGGAGCCGACTGTGCTGGTCAGCCCGTTCGCCGTGTCCGTGGGGGCGTAGTCGTGGTTGCCACGATCAGCGCGATCACCACCGCGACCACCAACACTGAAGCGTCGTTTACCACCAACAACACCGCGTTCTCGCTGACCTCGACGGCCAACGGTCAGCTCGCGGTGGTCATCTGCAACACGCGGAGCGCCACCGTCAGCATCGCCTCCCTGTCCGGTGGGGGAGTGACCGAGTGGGCGCAGGTCGGTGTCTTCACTTTCGCCGCCAACAGCCCAGTCGTGGCGCAGACGTGGTCGGTGTTCGTCGGCCGGGTGACCAGCTTCGGTTCCGCGCAGACGGTGACCGCAACCGGCTCCGCGTCGCTGTCCAGCGTCAGCGGCAACTACGCGTGGCAACTGCTTTCGACGACCGGCATGGGTGCCGGCACGTCGTGGGTGGTGGAGGCGACGGGGAGTTCCCTAAACACGGCAAGCTCCACGAACGTCACGATGCCCACACTGGTGCCAGCGGCGGCCGGTCGCGCGTACATCGGCTATGGAGACCATGGTGGTACGGCTGCCACCAACACTGGGATCACGGCTGGGTACACGGGGACGATCGAGACCACGGGCGACACCAACCAGTGGATCAGCAACCTGAGCGTCAGCACGTCACAGTCACCGATCGGCAAGCAAACCACGTCGAGCACTTCCGACGCCATCGGCCTGCTCATCTACGCCACCAACTCGGACACCTCCGTCGCCACCGCCCTGAACATTGGTTCAGGTTCCGGTAAGAACCACTTCAAGTTGCAGACGGCGTTCTCCGGTTACACCGCGATCACCGAGGCGATCCAGGCCGACCTCATCAACGGCTGGAACACCGACCCGCAGTTTGTGAACGTCAGCGCCGACGGGGCGGTCAAGTTCTCGGTGCGGATGGATGCGCCGACCACCAGCGGTTCGTCGTTCCCGCGTACGGAGCTGCGGGAAGAGTCCACCGACGGTGTCACGGACATGGCGTTCAATGCCAGTTCCGGGGTGCACTACATCCGGGGCCGCACGAAGATCACCGACTTAGGCGCTTCGCCGTCCCCGAACTTCCGCAAACGCCTCGTGGTGTGCCAGGTTCACGACGGCACCACCCTGAACAGCGACGTCCTGAAGATCTACGTTCAGGAGAACAGCTCCACGTTCGTGCCCGAGCTGCGTATCGCGGTGGGCGGTACTGGTACCGGTCAGCCGCACCTGGACAACAACTATGTCCTGGGTACCTGGTTCGACTGGATGATCTACATCAGCGCCGGTACGTGGTCGATCTACTACAACGACTTCGCCACCCCGGTCTGGACATCCGCCGCGTACACCACTGCCGGTGGCACCTTCGCCTTCTCTGGGCTCGCCGAGTACTACTCCAAAGCTGGCTGTTACTCCAATAGCAACGAGACGTTCGACGCGGCGACCAACTTCAACACCATCGAACTGGCCAACCTGCAGCACTGGCACACGACATGGCCGACGCCGACCGCGATCGTCAACACCGCAACCGCCGCCCTGGCCGCGTCGACTTCGGTCGCGGCCGCTGGAGCGATCGTGCAGGCGGGGACGGCGACGCTCGGGGCGACGACGTCGGTCAGCGCGACGGGCGTCCGGGAGCAGCCCAGTACGGCGGCGCTGTCCGCGAGCACCACCGTCGCGGCGACCGGCACCTACGGTGCGGTCTCAAGCGCGGCCCTGTCCGCCTCGAGCTCGGTCACCGCCGGTGCGGTGCGCGCGCAGCCCGCTACCGCGACCTTGTCGGCGGCCACGACGGTCAGTTCGACAGCGTTCGCCTCAACCACCGGCGCAGCGCCCCTCGACGCCGCGACCTCTGTCACGGCCACAGCCTTCGCCACCACTACCGGTGCGGCCACGTTGTCGGCCTTGACCTCGGTCACGGCCTCGAGCTTCGCCTCGACGGCCGGGACAGCTTCTCTGGCCGCGTCAACGGCGGTCACCGCTACCGGGGTGGGGCAAACGGCGGACTCTGCGTCGCTTACAGCGGCCACCACGGTCACCGCTGCGGGTGTTCGAGTTCAGCCGGCTACCGCGACCCTGACCAGCGCAACAACGGTCACAGCGGCGGCTACAGCGGCCACGACCGGTACCGCCGCACTGTCAGCTACTACGTCGGTGTCCGCTGGTGGGATCGACATCGCGCCAGGTGCCGCAGCCCTTGCGGCTGCTACCTCTGTGACGGCGACCGGCACGGCTGGGTACTTTGCTACCGCCGCTCTCGCCGCGACCGCAACGGTTACCGCGACCGGTGTCGACATCGCGCCCGCCTCGGCGTCGTTGGTCTCGAGCACCTCGGTCACGGCCGCCGCGTTCGTCTCCACCACCGGCACCGCTGCTCTCGCGGCGGTCACCACGGTCACGGCCGACACGGCTGGCGGATCGTCTGGCACGGCGTCGTTGGTCGCGACCACCTCCGTCAGTGCGACGGGTGTGCAGACCGCGCCCGCGACAGCTGCGCTGGCGGCAGCCACCACGGTCACGGCTGCCGCGAATTCGACGTTGGGCGCGTCGGCTGCCCTGTCCGCGTCGAGCTCGGTGGTGGCGAACGCGGTACGCGAACAGCCGGGCACGGCGGCCCTGAGTTCGGCGACGACGGTCACCGCGACCGGCACGGCCACCCTCGGCGCAGCTGCGTCGCTGGCCGCTGTCACCACAGTCAACGCGACCACCGCCGGAACCACCGCCGCAACCGCCACGCTCGCGGCCAACACCACGGTCACGGCCTCGGGCGATGCCACCGCTGTGGCGACCGCTGCCCTGTCGGCCTCGACCACGGTCACGGCCGGGGCAATACGGACACAGCCGGCGACGGCGGCCCTAGCTACAGCCACCACGGTCAATGCGGCCGGAGTGCAGGTGCAGCCGACCACCGCCACGCTCAGTGCGGTCACGTCCGTCAACGCGGTCACTGCCGGATCCGCCGACGGGGCGGCAGCCCTGACCTCGAGCACGTCGGTCAGTGCCACTGCGCAGGTCACGGCGGTAGCTTCCGCGTCCCTGGGCGCGAGCACCTCCGTAGCTGCCGCCGGCACGGTCAGTCAGCCGGCGACCGCGACGCTGTCCGCGAGCACCACCGTCAACTCGGCCGCGACACCCAGCACCCCGGGCATTGCGTCGCTGCAGGCGGTCACCGTGCTCACCGCACAGGCAGTCCTCGGACAGCAAGCCACCGCGTTACTGTCCGCCGGCACCTCCGTGGTCGCGGTCGTGCAGTGGACGGCGTTCACCGCCGCCACTCTGAGCGCGACCACGTCGGTCACGGCACTAGCGAACCACCCGAGCTGGGAACCCGACGTCGGAGATCCGGCGCTACTGAACGCCGTACACGCACTGGCGCCAGTCACGTTGCCGACGGTGAGCACTACCGTGCAAGCCTTGGTCAGCACCTACGCCGGAACTCCGACCGAGAACGCTGGTGTCAGTGCTCGTGACCCCCAAGCCCTGGATCCGTTCATCCAGATCGGCGCCCCGCAGGCTTTGGACTAGGAGACCCCGTGACCACCAGCCCAGACCCGGAGATGACCGGCAGCTACCTCATCTGCGCCTACATGCGCTTCGGCTGCACCTGGGTGGCCCGCTGGCTGCCCGGCGGGGAGATGCGCGCCCGCACCCAACGCGTGGAGCACGAGAGGACGTGCCTGTACCGGTTCCACCAGACGCGCCCCTAGAACCGTTCGGCCGCCACGACAGGCTCGTCACCTGGCGGTCGAACGTGTAAAAGCCCGCTCCGATCAGTGCTTGAGTCGTCCCCGTGACTCGCGCTGGTCGGAGCGGGTTCATTTTTGCGTTCAGCCCGCCAGCCCGCACTTCGCACACACCGTACGGGTCTGGCCCTTGCGGTCGATGATGGTCACAAAGATGTGCGGGTCGCCGGGGCTACCACACCCACCCATGGTGACCATCAGTGCCCGGATCCGGGCCCGCAGCGCCGCGAGCTTCTCAAGGTGCTCGTCGATGCGCGACGGCTCGGCGTAGGGCCACGGGTCCACGCCGCGAGACTTTACCTCCGGTCGGACACAGCGGCCTGATTCGGGGTGGCCGCCGGCTTCCGGATCCGCCACGGAGTGCGGCACCGGCGGCAGCGTTCCCACTCACCGGACCTGCGGGCGCGAGTGATCGCCTCGCGGCAGGGTGGGCAAGATTTGACCTTCGCCTCGCGGTCTTCGACCGTGTTCTTCACAGTGTCGGGGTGCCGGTATGCCTTCGCTAGGTGGTATCCAATGAACACCGTCACGCCGACGAGTAGCCACGCCCACAACCAACTGTGCACCGCAGCGGCGACCAGCAACACGAACGCGACGATGAGCACCACGTAGCCCAGGGCGGCGTTGCCCTCTCCGCTACTCGCAGTCGACCGGTACCGGCGGCGCCCGCCGAACGACGTGCCGACCCGCAGCGGGGTGAACGGGACGCGCGCGGACACCCACAACCTCATCGCGGCAACTCCAGCTTCGGGCACGAGCTCGTGGACTCGGACAAGTAGCAGGCTAGGCGCGGGGACACCGACGGCGCCAGAGCCAGACCAGCGACGATGACCAGGACGAGGGCGGTGAGGGGGAGGACGCTCAAGGCGTCTCCCCCGCTACCAGTTGTCGGGCGCGGGCCACAATGTTCGGTGGGGCGTAGAACAGGCCACGGTCGACCCCGGCAACAAGGTCACGCAACACGGCCAACGCTTCGCCCCGTTCGTCCTGCACCCTGGCCAGCAGCTCAACAACCGTGTTGAACTCGGCCTGCCACCACTCGGCGCTAAACCCTTCCATCGGTCTCCCCCCGTACCGCAGCAGCCAGAGCGTCCGTCAGCTGCTCGGCGATGGTCCAGACCAACTTGTCTGCCGGCTGCCGGATCGCCTCCCACTCCTCGACCAGTGCGGTGGCGGCCTGCACCACGGTCCGCTGCTCGCCGATCACCGCGCCCAAACGGAGGTAGTCCGCCGCATACTTGGCGTTGTCCGCCTTCAGCCGCACAATCTCCGCGCCCCGCCGGCCGTAGTCGGCCATGACGAGTTCGAGTCTGGTCATGTAATGGACGTCGATGATGTGGTTATCAAGGCCGTAGCGAACGGCGCGCTCGGCTTCGGCCAGTTCGTCGCTCACGTCTGGCTCTCCTTCTCCACAGTCTCGGCCAGATAGACAATGAGTTCCACGATGTCTCGTGTGCCGTAGCCCACGTAGTGCCCCACGAGCATGGTCGCCGCTTCAAGCACCCGACCTCGACGGTCGTACTCGGCTATGACGATCGGCAACGAAGCGTCAACGGCAGCCACCTCGCCGTCCCGGATCGCGGTTCGGACGTTGTCCAGCGCTTCGGCTAGTTCGTCGCGCTCGCCCATCACCGTCTCCGCCCGATTAGACCCACCAGCACGGCCGCGCACAACATCAGCCCCAGGCATCCGGCGGCCTGCGCTGGGCCCGCCGTCCGTTCGTCATGCACCCGGGCCGTCAACTTCCGGCCCTGTCGTCGGGCTGCTTCGCCTCTGTGCTTGCCGTTCCACCCCTCCAAAGACCCATCGGCTCGACGGACCACAAAGGGGTCCCCATCGGACGAGCTCTTGTTGGGGCGCCGCATATAGGCCTGTACGTGACGCTCAGACAGGGGCGTGTTGGCCCACTTCACTTTGTTCGGGTCCACCTGCTGCCGGCGAGCACGGTCATAACTACTCACGTCGTCTCCTTCGGTCTGCACACCAGCACGGACTCGACCGTCGGCGGCGGGAACGTGACCGGCCGCCCAGCCCTCACCGCCGCACACGGCCACCACTCGTTGTGCACCCGGCACACCAAGGGGTCATCCACGTCCGGCTCGACGCCCTGGGGGTAGGGCCAGCCGAAGCCCGGATCTACCACATGGTTCGGCGTCCGAGGCTCGCAGAACACCGGCGGCGGTGTCACCGAGCGCGGCTCGAAGAACGCCTCATGCCCGATGGACGCGACGAGATCTTGGAGGTCGTCCCACGCGTTGCGCTGCTCGCTCACGTCTCCTCCTCGGGGGTCCAAACCCACCGTGTTCCGTCCCAACGCCCGACCTGGCCGTCGCGGACGACCTCGACTCCCGGCAGCCACCACGGCCCGGCCGGCACCTGGATCTCCCGGGCGCTCACCACCTTGCCGTCGGGGAGTTCGCCAACCGCGAACCACTCACCGCGCGGGTAGTTGTCGCTCACGGCCGCCCCCTCACGAGGAAGGGCCGGGTGCCACGGTGAGCAAGAACCCCTGCACGCCCCGCTCCCCGGTATCAGCGTCGTAAGTGCTCACCGACAGGGAAATCGCCCCCGGCTGGTCCTTCGCCTCCCACGCGTCGAACGCGACATCCAGGAACGGGCCACCGTCCGGCTCGATCTCGTGGTTGGAGTCCGACAGAAACCAGCGCAGGTGGCTGGCGATCTGCTCCGCGCTCAACTGGTACGACATGAGTCACGCCTCGCTCTCGGTGGGGGTGGCCGTCTTCGTGACCGGCATCTGGTGCCACTCGTAGCGCGACCGCCGCCCAACCTGCTGGCGGCGGGCCCGGTCATAACTGTTCGCCATCACGCCACTCCCTTAGTCAGTTTCAAGCTCTTCATCGCCTCGTCGTATCCCGCCCGGTGTGCCGCCGACGGCGCCCTCTGCTCCACCTCGGACCCGGTCAGGTAGGCCCGCATCGCCGCGTCCATCCGCACGTGCCGGCGCGCGTACTCCGGCCCCGCCGCTACCGCCGAACCCGCATCCAACCCGCAGGTGAAGTGCCGCCTAGACCAGGCCACATCAGACACGGTGAGCCCTTCGTGCAACCTGGGCTGGTTCGGGTCCACCGACTGCAGGTACGGGACCTTCAACCGGACGGGGGCGGCATCTCCGGACAGCAGGTACTCCCCGGCGTGACGTGGTGCGAGGAGTTTGTGGTCTCCGGTCAGCCGGCCCACATCGTCGGGGTCGCGGGTGCGGAAGATGGCGGTGTAGCCGGCGTTGGCCCGCGTGTCGGCGCCTTGGTCGCCCAGGTGGTCGGACACGCCGCGCTGGGAGGCGAATTTGATCCACACCCGGGCACTGCCAGCCCCTTGGGCGATCTTCGCCGCCAACTGGGACGCGGTGTGTTCTACACCCTGGTACTCGCCTCGGGTGACCCTGTTCCGTAGCGGATACGACGCTTCGTCCAGGTGGATGACGATCGTAGTGAACCCAGCCCGGTCGGCCATCGGCTGACACTGGCGCCACCGCGCAATACGCAGCGCGGCGACCAACACGTCCACGGTGTCGCGCTGCCCCGACGCCACCCAGTCGAGGGGCAGCGGCAGCCCAGAATCCGCGTACGGCTCCACCCAGCCGGCGACCAGGTCGTAGAGCTTCCACGTGCCTGCCGCCCAGACGGCCAGGTTGCGGGTGCGGGTTTCCTCCGCGAGCTCCATGTTCAGGAACGCGCTCTTCCCGGAAGTGGTGGCGCCCGCTGCCTGTGCGTGGGTGTTGATGCGCATCCGGTGTGGCTCCCCATCCAGCCGGTACCCATACACCCGAGGCTCCGACACGTCCGCCCACTCCGGGCGGTCCACATACGGGATGGTCCGGGCCATCACATCCTCGTTCACCACGGTCAGTTCGTAGGTGCCGGCGGTCGGGGTTTTCTCCAACTGCACCCAATCCGAACAAATGTCCTCACCCGTGACTTCGGCGAGGGCGACGGCGATCTTCTCCGCATCCCACCCGCCCAAACCCTGCTGGGCGTTGCTCCTGCACATGACCTTGGACGGCACCCGCAACTTCGCTCGCACCCCCGCCGGTATCGGCGACCACGCCACCACCTCCAGCTCACCGTGACCGACCCTGCGTAGGGCGCGGCGGAGTGGTTCCATCAAGTCCGGCGCGACCGTCTGCACCTGGGCTGGCCGCCTGGCCGGGGCGGGCAGGGGAGTGGGCCGGCGGGTTTGGGCGACGATCACCACCGCGAACAGGGCGGCCACGACCGCGCCGACCAGGTAGACCAGCCAGGTCACTACGAACGCTCCCCAAGCCATGCGCTCAGCCAGTCCCGAAGTTGCCGAACCTGATCGACGGAGAGGAATGCAGGGGAGTCGCCGTAGTCGTCATACGCCCACAGCTCCACCTGTGAACCGTTGTCGCTCACCGTGATCAGCCCTGAGGTGTCAAAGCCCAGCTCCGGGATCCGGCGCGGCTCGCTCACTTCCCCTCCTCCGTCTCCGCAGCGGTTGCCGCATCCTCATACGCGCTCGCGGTCCCCAGCCGGTTCTGCGCGCGTTCTTCCCACATGGCCGCCTCGGCGAGAAGTCCGGCAGCGGAGCCCTGTAGGTCCGACTTGCCGTCCATCGCCGCCGCCTGCGCCCGCAACGACTCCGCCCGGGCCGTAGCCACCGCCGCACCCTTCCGAGCCGCGTCCGCCACCTCCCGCAACGACTTGGCCAGGGTGTGCCCGGTGGCGGTGTCCGTGGACAGTGTGGGTAGGTCGATCGTCATAGCGCTCCTTCGAATACCTGGTTGCGGCAGATGCGCCGGCGGGTTGATCCCCGTCCGCAACCGCACCTGCGGATACGAGCCGGACCGAAGCTTGGCGATGTTCGCCTGCTCCATCCCCGCATGCTTCAACTCGAACGTGGTCAGACTGCCGTCGCCGGCCTTGAACGCATCCGTCGCGCGAGCTAGGGACTTGTGTGCACCCCGGGCGTACCAGCGGGCCTGACGTAGCTGCGGGGAGCGCATGTCGACCAGCCAGTCTTTCGCCCGGCCCGCCCCCGTGCGGATCGCGTGCGCGGCCTTCGACGCGGTGGCTTTGGTCCACTTCGCCGCCGCAATCGTCGCTCGCTTCATGGCTTGAGCGGTGTACTTGGCCACTGTTGCCGTGGTACGGGCGGCCGTTTGCAGCGCCGACCAGAGAGGGGACAGCCACGCGAACATTAGGGGGATCCGAGTTCGGTGGCGCGTTGTCGGAGGAACGACGCAAAGTGCGCATCGTCAGGACTGCCCAACTCGTCGGCTATCTCCCGCAGCACCTGCACCTTCGCCGCACGGGCAATGTGCGGGGCGGCGGCCTCGACCGCAGCGGTCACTTCCCACGTCCTGTAACCGTTCTCTTCGACAACAGCCGCCCATGCCTCGTCGGAGACCGGGAGCCTCTCCCCGGACTCGGGCTGGTCTGGTTCGGGACGCTGCGGCAGTGGAGGATGCCAGGTCTGACCACCGTCGGTTGAGTACTGCCGGAACTCTTCCATCACGCCCTCCGTACCGACATGTGCCCCACCACAGCGGCCACCACAAACACCACAGCCGCAAGCAACCCCGACCACAGACCGGCCTGGTTGAACTCGTACGCCACGATCGACACCGCCCCCACAGCGGACACCATCCGGAAAATGCGCATGGCCTTCACCGCAACCACCGGGCGGCACGAGACGCGTTCTTCTCCACCACGACGACCTTGTCCTGCAACCTCAAATTTTCCCGGGTCGCCTTCTCGTCACCTGCGCGGAGAGCTTTCCGGTTGGTGTCATGCTGCTCATCCAACTCTCGGCGGGCATCACGCAGAGCCTTGTCATCGTTGCTGAAGAAACCCATGTCAGTCTTTCCCCAGCCACGCCCGACGCCGGGCCTCAACAGCCACCCACGCAGCCTCGTTCAACTCCTCCGGGAACCGCTCACCCCGGTAATCCTGCAGGCGCTCATCCGCCTCACGGGCGGCTTTGGTGGTCTCCCGGATACGGTCCAGGTAACGGGGCATTCAGTCCTCCTCTTCTTCGTCCTCGAGCTCGTCCTCGTCTGATTCGTTGTCCAGGTACGGCGGGAGCTCGTTGTCGTAGTAGGTCTCCTTGTCAGGCATAGCTCGGGCGGGGAAGTACAGCTGATCGACGAACCATTCGGCTTCGGTCTGAGTCATGCCGCACGCAACCCGCGACCAGCCTTCGGTGTTCGGCATCTTCATCCAGACCGAGAACACGGTCAGGCCTCCTTATGCAGGTCGGAACGGAAGCCCTGACCTTTGAGCTGGATCGCCTGCACGTCTTCTCGGGTGTACCCGCGCTTCTCGGGGATGCCATGCCTGCGCATGACGACCCGCACGTAACCCGGCTGGATGCCTAGGAACTTGGCGACTTCATCTCGTGTCATCAAGGGTTCTTCCACACCCTCACTCTGCCACACCACGAGTGAAAGAGCAAGTCAGGAAGGTCGCGGCCGGTCCTTCAAGAACCAGTCCAGCGCAACACACGTAGCGTCAGCGATGTCGTCCCGGGCACCCCGAGGGAAGCTGCACATTTGCCCTTCAAGATCGACAAGCGGCTTCGCGTGCGACACCCAGCCCCGGCTATACATGTCATGCACCTTGGCGAACCGCTCCTGCTTCGACACCGACGACCGGAACGGCACCAACCTCGCCCCACCAGGCAGCGGGTTGAGGATCGACTCCCACACGTCGCCGCCGTTGTTCGTCTCCACCAGCACGGTGCGGATCGTCGGGTTCGCCCGACACAGCTGGTGCACCCGATCTCGCAGCTCCGGCGGCGACATCCGCACCCCCTGCGCCATCTCCACCACCGCCTTCC